CTAAACTAAACTGAAACTGCATTGTATCAGTTGATAAACTAGTTTCAACACTATCAATTGTAGCAATACCTGTATCAAGTCTTTCTGAACTATATTCAAATCGAGTGCATGATAACTTGTAAGTAGGTAAATTACTTTGTTGATAGAATGGTTGTTCATGTTCAACAAACTGTATTTCAAAAAATGCGTTTGTAGTTGGGAAGTAAACAAGATCACCTTCTTGTGGTCTATCAGCAACTAAATCACTATTGTTTTTGATTAACATTTCCCATCTTAGTTTAGATAAAGTAAATACAATATCATCTCTTAATTCTAAACCAAACTTTTTAATAATCTCTTGTTCGCCCATGTATCCGTCAACATTATCAACATACATTTCAATAATGTAAGAGTCATCAAAAGATGAAGCAGGATCTTCGCCAAAGATTGTATCTTTGTTTGCTATCTTTCTAGGTAAATAATAGACATCTTGGCCATAAATCTTGAGCTGTTCGATTATTAAATCTTCGTATAGTCTTTGCTCAGATGTTGTGCCTGTGTCAAAATAGACATTCGTGGGCATTTATTATCCTTGTTGCATATGAGGAGGTTCTTCGTAATTACTTCTTATTTCTTCTTCTAATTTTTGTTGTTCAGTTAATGCTGTAGAAAACAATTCTGGTCCGTTAAGAGTAACACCGCCTAACATGGCAGTACCAGAAAACTTAGAAAGATTTTGTCCCCATTGTTTCTTAATTAGTGCTGTTGCATATCTCTTTAAATATATATCATCATAGATATCGGTATAAGTATCAGGATCTAATTTACGAAAAACCTCGAAAATTAAATATTCACCTGCTGTTATATCAGTTCCCCAATCCATATCAACAAACAATCTATTTGATAGTTGATTAAATCTCATTGGTTTTTCTCCCACTAAAATATGGTCAAGAAAATCTAGGTGTCGCATTGTCATTTCATAATGCACAATACTTGTAGAAGAAAAATCGTATAGGTCATTTAGTCTTAACTGATATCGAACATCAAACATATTTAAGTTTGCTCTATCAGATAAAGAAAAAACATTGACAACAGAAATAACCGATGAAGGAACAACAATAAAATTGTCTGCTCTTTCATAGGTAGTTGTAATAGAATTAGATGTAACTGACTCTGAAGCATTAGTTGTCATTCTCGTAATATCAGCAGCAGTTACTTTATACTTTAAGTACATTCTTTCAACACCATCAACATGATATTGAGCAAAATATTGCACTGCTTCATCTATTCTATCATCTACTTGGTCATCATCAACATTTATATCTATTACAGGTTTGCCTAATGCTCTTAAACAATACTCTTTAAATGTTGCTTTTGTAGTTGGGACTGCCATATTTAACTTCCTTTTTAACTATTTATAACTATCCTAATGCGACAGCCTGTGCGATTGCGAAAGCATTAGTTGCCTTTGTATTTGCAAGAGTAGTATTAGCATCAATTTGTGTTTGAATTGCACTAGTTACGCCGTCTAGATATCCTATTTCAGTTGATGTAACATCACTTATAGATACATCACCATTGCCATCAGAAACTAATGCTCTAGAAACAGTTAAGTTTTCCATCTTACTAAATGCGATTGCTGCTGATGATTTTATATCAGCATTCACAATATTTGTAATTGTATTATTATCACTATCAATACTTTTGTTTGTTAAAGTATCACTTGTATCTTGTAGAACAATTGTACCAGTTGCGTTTGGTAAAGATATTGTTCTATCTGCTGTAGGATCAATCGTTGTTAAGTTTGTTTCAAAGTCATCAGCAGTTGCACCTTCAAATTTAAATGAATTTTGTATTTCAATTGTTGTTGAGTCAACTGTGGTTGTAGAACCTTGAACAGTTAAATCACCTGAAATTGTTATATTGTTACTTCCGTCTGCTGTTAACCCTGTTATGAGTCCACTATCAGCACTAACAAAGTCCATTTTTTCAGTTGAAGAATTATACTTTAAAATATATCCATTTGCTTTAGTAGATACATTGACATCATCCATATCAAGTATTTGAACGCCACCACCGCCACCAATAGTTTGCATTTGCATAGATGTAATTTGTTTGAAGTTTAAAAACTCTCTAGTTAGTTTTTCTAAAGTATCAATAGACCTTAAATTAGACATCTTATCTTTTTCAAGCTCATTATTCATCTTCATTTCTTTGATTTGTGCTTGAACTTTATTAATAATATCTGGATCTGATTCTAATAATTCTCTTGATAAAGGAAAGTTTGTTCTTAGTTCGCCATACTTATCGGCAACTATTTTTCTTGCGTGTTCATCTACGATTGCTTCATCTTTAATTAAAGACTTAATATATTTTTCTGTTACTTCTTCTTTGTCTTTTGTTCTATCTACTATTTCTGGTTGTCTTAATATTACCTGTTTAACCTCGTCTTGAATTGGTTTAACTTTTTCTGGTTCTACAAGAACCTCTTTTTTCTTCTTCTTTGGTTTATCTAATTTTGTAAGATCACCCAGTAAACCTTCTAAAGCATTTATCTTCTTTTCTTCTTCTTGTATATTGCGTTCAGTTTTTTCTTTTTCTTTACCAACATTATCAAGAAAACTTGAAAACTCATTTTCTAATTGCCATTCTTTTAATTGCTTATCAGGATCAACTGATAAATCTTCTTTACTCTCTAAAGTGCCATTAATTCTTGCTTCTTGTAATTGTGCTATTTGTTTTTCAATATCAACATCTATATCTACCTCAACTGTTTCGCTAAGAGGTGCGATTTTAGGTTTATCTTCTTGTTTTAAAAGACCTGATAAAAAACTATTTGATTTTTCTACTTCAAGATATCTTTGTGTTGAATTGATTGCCATAACTATTATCTAGATACGCTTGGTGTTATTGTTGCTCGTCCCTCTATTCTTCTCGTAATTAAACCAGATGAATCAGTTGTAGTTAAATCCCAAACATATCGACCTTCTGAAAGAGCACTTGTTACTGTGTCTGTTAGTGTTATTGAACAAGTACCATCAGTTGCACTTACCTTTGCTGTAGTAAAAGAAGTTGATGAACTAGCAAGGTGTGTTTTTCTCAATGTAGCAGTTATCGTTTCGTTTGATAAATCAACTACTGTTCCTGTTGAGTCTTTTACTGTTAATGTTTCAGTATAATCACAATCTTGGTCGATAGTAATATTTTGTATTGTTGCCATTAGTCATTCCTATCTTATTGTAATACTATTTATAATATGAAAAAAAGTTAATTATCTTGCCGTTACTGGAACTCCCTCTGAGGAAACAAAAGGGTTTTCTGCAAATGCAGCATATAAAAAAGTAACTCCATTTTTATTCATAGCGTCATCTTGCGTTCTAATTGTAAAACCATTACTCAAAAAATCTAAATTATTATCACCAACTGCGGCTGATTCTGTACTATTAGTATTTGAGGCTAATTTTGCTACAGCAATATTATCTGGATCTCTTTTATTATCTACTATAAACCATGCTTGACCAGATTCTGAACTAGCGTGAATTATAATCCATGCTGGTTTAAATCCAGTATAAACAAATGGTCCTCCTGGTTCTAAACCATTACCTGTGTAGTGTCCAAAGCGTGAATAACCTTGTTTTTCTGTAAATGCATAGCAAACATAGGTTGAGCCACTTCCATTAATAACCGCATTGTTTCCCATTGTAATAGTTGTTGCACTTGGTCCAGCATCACTATATCGTGTATCAGAATCAGAAGTTGCGTCAGTTGTATTTAATAGTAGATGGTCTGTATTAGGATTAGAAGTATTTTCGTGATGATATACTACCCAATCCTCTGTTCCACTTCTTCTTTTAATTATATGAAAATGAGGTATCGCACCCAACCCATGAGCAAAACTTGCATTATCATTTCCATCACCTGTATAAGTTATAATTGAAAATCCTGCGTCAGTATTTGCTTGATAAACAGAATCAATAGTTCCTACACTTGTTGCGGAAGCGTCATTCGTTGTAGTTGTGCCACCATTAGCTTTCCATTGCCATGCTACATATGTTCTTGAATTTTCGTTTACATATCTTGCGTCATCAGAACTACTACCTTCTTTAACAGTAAAACCATCTGAGAGCAT